CCATTCGGCTTGACTATTCCCTTTCGGGAATGGTTTCCAAAAGATTGCGATAGTCAACTGCACCCCTTTCGGGGACGGCAAACTGTCGCTTTCCAAATAAATTATCATCCACACACACATTCTCAAAACAGTTACTATAAAACTCACCCAATCCTCGGAAGTGCTTCCATAAGAAGTACCGACGAGGCCGACTCCAAGAGAAATCGTAATCTACAAACCGATATCGTTCGAACCGTTCCTCCCAAAAGAGGTCAGGATTCTTCGGATGACGTGCAGCGTAGAGAACTTTTTCAACGGAAGCCCGAGGGTTCGAATGCTTGTAACCACCCCGCTTCTTGAGAACGGAACTAAGTTCCTTCCTAAGAAGTGTGGCGAGTCGGGGGCCCGTAACAGTAGGTACTTCCTTGGTCAGTCCGTTGTAATAGACAGACGACCAAAGGACAGACTTACTGGCCTCCTCCTCGATCCTCTCCTCGTAGCAACTACGGATCGGTGTAACCGACACGTGGGTACTCGGGGAGTTGATTGTGGTTCCTCGCGTTCGAAACCTTGACATCTCTCGCTCCACTGATGTTAGAGCCCTTGCGTAAGCAGGGGAAACAGAAGTGGTATACAAGCGAGTAAGTGTCATGGGCATACGTTCACGATAGATCAAAGCGTGTATGCCATCCTGGAAAAACCGGGAACATACATCTTTGAACTTAAGTGTCCTGGGGTCGGATTTCACAAGGCCGGCCCCCCCCAGCGTTCGCGGAAGGAAAGGCGGGATACCTACAGCATAAAACCACCTGGGTAAACCAGGGTGGAGAAGCTGAAGTATTCTCGCCACCTTTTCGTAACTGTCTGGGTGGGCACGAACAACGGACTCCGCCGATGGCCCAATGTTGTACCAGAGGGGCAAGTGGTTATCAGAGCTTTCGCTCTTAACCGCCCACCTCAAGGGTATACAAGTGGTCCATCGGTCAAACCGTATTCCTACTGGGATCTTGACTTGTTTTCTCACTCTCGAGATTGCCGTAACAGGCGTGTCTCGGGTGATAGTCCAAGCCCAAGTACCTTTCAGGGTATTGTTCGTGGCAACCACATGCGACCTGGAAATCGAACCCCCGACCATCTCAACAGTGAAGATATTCTCTGTGAAGATGCCGTGGGTGCGAGAACTGAGGTGTTTACCGGGAGAAAAGATGGCTCCGCATAAGCGGGCTAACTCTTCGTACCGGCGACACACCGAAGGTCTCGCCACCAATAATAAGTCATCGCCACAAACCACGTGGTTTGAGCGAGTACTTTTTTTGATGTCGGTTACCAGGCACTTGTGCTTGCGACCGGAAATGTGATCGTATTGGGTGACAGTAAACTGATCCTTCTCATCTAATCGGATGTTGACGTTTTCTTCACCGATACTTACGCCTCTTGGTTTCTTCATGTCCCGCGCAAGCGAGACCCAAAAGAGATTGAGGACGCATAGTATTGGCCACGAAGTTGGGGTTCCCATAAGAACACCCCGCTGCGTGACACGGGTAGGCATTTCGCTATCTTCAGGATAGTGGAGCTCGTAAGCTCCAACCGCAAGGTCGAATGCCAACTCCCGGATTGAGACGTCGACGTCCACCAGTGAATCGAGAAAACCTCCAAATATAGCTTGAACAATGTCAGCATGGAAGGTATCCGTAGCACTGGTTAAGTCCGCAGATAATATCTCGGAACGTGGGTCGAGGTAAGTATCAAAGAGCTGTTCAACAGCTCGATGATGATCACCTGACAACACGTCCCGGATATGTGGATCGCGAGCCAATGACCGACGCAGCCCTGTTCCAAAATAATGGAGGAAGGCTGTCGCTTCGGCAGGATGACTCGTTACCACCCTGCATTTGTACCCCCTCTCGGGAAGACCATGGACTCGGCATTTATTGCCTCCTCCGAATTGGTATTCCCTCTTCGCTTGATTATAAATCTCGTCGAAGGAGGTGGTCATTATTGCAGGTATCTGCGGATTTAGGTTAGATGAGTTGGAAGAGGTTCCTGTTATAGGAACTGTTTGAGAATGTGACTTTGCCACGGGATGTCGCTTTCTAAGAATTTCTCCCAGCTTCCGAGAATAACCCCCCTTACGAAGGGAGTATTGGAAGCATGAGGAGTTCTTAATCACGGGAGTCGATGCAAAATCAACCGAGAAGTTATACTTCTGGGCCCATTTTGCAGCGAACTCACGTGCCGCTGAAACGATCCATTCGGGACTCTCGCCTTTAGAGCAGAGAATCTCGGCATGTCTCGCAACAGCGGAAGCGACAACTGCGTCGCTACCGTAAGGAAGTGCGCGGCCGATAAATGTGAATTGCAAGAAAGTATCTTGTGTCTTCGCAGATTTCGGATGCCCAAACTGACTGAGGAGCCCACGGTACGGAGTTGGTTTCAGAGGAAATTTCTTTCCCGTGAAAACCGCCTCACGTACCTGTGTGCCCCAGCGCTTGAGCATGCCGACCAAATGGTCAGGCCCGCAACCCAGCCCTGTGGTAGCGACCCACCTCGCAAAAGCCGTATATGTTCTAAGAGCCCTACGCCCTGCTTCGGTAGACAAATCGAAGCCAAGGGGAAAGGCGCAACATAAAGCGGCTGCACAAGCTCTCCATATCTCGTCCAGAACGATGATCCTAGATCGTCGCTCTCGGTCGGAGAGAGGTAAGAGAGTGTGCGCGAGGCGCGTGGTAAAGTGTGTGAATGATAATTTAAAACCGGGAAGGCTGCTAGCCCCCTTCAGGCGGTGCGTTGTCAAATACGCACACCTGGGGGGATCATACCTAGCCGGGGTTCTTTTGGCTCCTCCAGAGGGCTTACTTTTACGTAAGTCTTCAGGAGTGGGGTCAAGATGAATTCCGCATGCCTTCCAAAGATCTGAG